AGTGCCGGTGGGTTGATGTTTTGCCGTGAGTGCCATCACCTAAAAATAGCGAAAGGGACAAAGTGTCCCAAATCAGATGAGTTCGTTCAAACAAGCACAGACATAAGCCTCAAATCCTTTGGCGGCTGCTTGGTCAAGACGCTGGTTTCTTGCCTTGGTTATTGTACGGTGAAAGGATAGGGTATTCAGAAACTCAATCAGTTTCATCTCAAGAATGGCATCCCATTCGGCTCGTCTGCCTCCTGCCAATCGGTCTACAATGGAGAGCCATCCAAAAACATCTCCCTCACTTCCTTCTCCTGCTCCTTCAAATAGGTTAGGGTAGCGGCCAACAACCTCGGATAGAGTTGAGAAAAAAAAAGCGCATACCCATAAAACGGCAAGGCTTTCAAATCCTTAAAGTTCTCAACCTTCCATTGATAGTCGTCCTCAATCTTGCGACCTAAAATGTCTACTCGGTAAGACAGCAGAGCAATGATGGTGTGGAGGTTCTCGGTTATATCCCCTTTGACTACCTCTTGCAGTTCTATAAAATGGTGAGCCGACATCTCTTTGGCGTTCTTGACCAATCTGAACCTGCGTCCTTTGTGTTTGAACTTGTAGCCTATGCGCTTGTCAGGCATTTTGTCAAGGTTGAGTTTGGCGTGTTCCTCCTTGAGTTTCTCCATTGTCCAGATTTCCACATCTGAAAAAGGGATGTTCAGACAAATGGACACCTCGTGTGCCATCTGCTCAATGGGGTTCATGTCTTTAAGAGTGGCGAGTTCTTGGATTTGGCCTATGGTAAAAGTTTTCATGCGAAGAAGAATGTGCCTTTTTTGTTTTTATGTGAGCAGTCAACTGCCAGAGCCAGAGCCATAACGCAGTCATCGTGCAATCCTGATGGTGCGGAGTACCTAACTCCAGTTCTGGTGTATTCAAATTCAAATGACTCCATCTCGTAGCCGATGGGGTTTTCGGGGAATCTGACCTCTTGGCTTTGTACTGCCATCACCAGTCCCTCAATCAACTGCTGCTTTGATTGGGATGTGAACTTGAAGCCTTGCATCCTTGGGCATCGTCTTTGTAGTTGCTCCACTACTGGGTCACCCACACCAGTTGAGTCAATGAAACAAGGAGTGCCACCAACAAGACGAGCGATGTGTTCTGAGGTGGTTGCCCAATCCTTCTGGAATCGCTCAAAATGACAAACCTCTTTATTTGCGTTTAGACCAACTATCACAGTCCAGTCGGTATACTTAGCAAGGTCAATGCCAAAAGATGCCACAGAATCGCTTAAAATGGGCGAATAGCAGCGTCTGATGTTGTCAATGCCGAACGGGTTGCTCTGGTCATCGGCAGGTTCAGCCAAATAGAGTTCCTTGAACACATATTCAGGAAGGTCTTTTTTGGCTTGTTCTATCTCGTCAACGGATATGATTCCTTCCTTGGCTGCATCGTAGGCAGTAATCTTGAAATAGGAGTAGTCGCTTTCCCCTTGCTTGGCTCTTTCTCCTAATTTATAGAACCAGTTCTTTTTGCCTTTGACATTCCCGATAAGTTTGCATTTGCCTTGAGTAGCCGTTAGGGTTGAGCGAAGGGCAAACCAAGCGTCCTCCCTTGCTCGTGAGGCCTCATCAAATACAGCAGCATAGACATCTTCCCCGTATAGGTTGTCGGCTTTCTCTGCTGACTTAAATTCAATCCGTGACCCGGTTGGGGTAGTGAGGACAAGTTTGGATTCGTTGGAGACAAAGAAGTTCGGGATTGTCACTTGGGACTTCATCCTTCGGAAGGCTATCTCCGCTTGTTGATAGACGGGAGCAATCCACCACACCGATTGGTTTTCTTTTAGGGCAAGGGCTTGTTCAAACAACCAAATGATGTGAGATGCCGTTTTGCCCGTCTTGGTACTTGCAGCGGTTATGGTATAACGAGAAGGAGAGTCAAGGATGGCTCTCTGGTAGGTTGTAAGAAAGGGTCTCTCATACTCTATTTGCATACAGATTTCAATAGAGCCACTCGGATAGCGTTTTCTGCTTTGAGTGAGTGGTGGTCATCGCAGTAGGCTCGGTTGATTTGACCGACCTTGTGCCACTTCTTTGATTTGATTAACTGCTCAAGAGGTGTTCCCCAGTCATTGTTTTTGACAAAGAACACTCCAAGGTTTGATTTGTGGTTAGTGTAGGGTTCAACTGCCGAGCAGAGAATGGGTCGGTTGTAGGCTGCTGCCTCAAGAATCTTCAACTCTGATTTGTATCGGTTGAATTTATCGTTGGTCAAAGGAGCAAGGCAGATGTCAATCTCTGAATACATCTTCCCGTATTCAATCGGGCTCGTGCCAGTTCGGTGAACAAACCATTCGGGTCGTTCTTTCCTGCTCTTGCCCGTCACAGCTTTTTCCATCGTTGCCCAGATAGGTTCTCCCTCGTGAAATCCTCCCATCAAGAATCTCACATTGTGCTTCTCGCAAATAGGTGCAATCTGGTCGGTCAGAAGTTTGATGTCCTCCTCGTGAGAGATACCACCCACCCAGCCGATTGTTAGAGGGTGTTCAGTTGTGGTGTTCCATTGCTCGGCCTTCTGGTTGATGCAGTTCTTGACGATAGTGATTTTGTCGTTTATCTCAGCAATCCTTTCAGCGAGTTGAGGCGTGGTGGTCATTACCGCATCCGCATAGTAGATAGCGTCCTTGATGCAGTTCTTGATTTTGGTTCGGTATATCTTGTAGACGGGATTGTGACGAGGAATCACCCAGTAGTCATCTATGTCAATGATGTAAGGGATTTTCTTCTTTGCCAGAATCTCCAAGATGTTGTATTGAAGGTCTCCCAACCACCGATTGAAGACCACGCAATCATACTTCTCAAACGGCAGCGAACCCCATTCCATTCGGTTCTGAGAGACATCAACTGTGATGTCGTAGTCCAGTTGGATTTGGGAATAGGGAACGAATAGCCGGTGATAGGCTACCCCGTTGCTGCCGTCTAAGAGTACTAAGATTTTCAAAAGGGTAGGTCTTTGGGTTTCTGGTTACAAATAAAGTGTGTAGCCTTTGATTTCTCGTGAGGCGATTGTCGTTTGCCAATTCTCAGCTTGACATCACCATAGGAGTTGATCTCAAGTTTGCCATCTGCAATTGCTTTTTTCAAAATCTCTAAGTTGATAGAGATGTTCATTCCGTACTGGTCTTCCCAGCCATTTCCAAAATATAGTTTTTCCATAATTAGTCAAGTTTCAAAGTCACCTTGATGACCTTCTGTTCAATTGTTGCATCAATTTGTTCTTTGGGTTTTCCGTAGACCCGTGAGAGTAGAGTGTCCATAGAATATAGAGAGCCTTTCTCAAATGACTTGATGATAGCCTTTGCCACCGTTTTCTCAAGCATAGTAGCATCGTCATTCTCAAGCACCTCTTTGATTTGCTCCTCGTTCATTGCCATAATGGCCTGAATGGAATCGTTGACCTCTGCCAACTTATATCCGTTCTCCTTCATTAGCGTGGTGAATTTCTTTGGACGGCCTTCTGTCCAGCGTCTTTCATCCTCGCCTTTCTTGAATGGTTTTAGGTTCTCTGGGTTTGGCATAATTTCACAGATTACTCACAGATTCTTTCTGTTGCCCATCTTGACCAAGTGAACAACTCGGAGCATCGCTTTCTCCTCTTTTATATCTCCGTAGCGATTGTGACAAGAGCGACAAAGTGCCATAAGGTTTTCAATGATATCCTTGTCCTTTGAGCCTCCCATTCCTCGTGCTTCTATGTGATGAATATCAACTGCCGTTTGTCCGCACATCTCGCAAGGTATCCAGTCGGTCTCGTGGTAGTTCATTTCCTTGAGGTAGATTTTGGTGTGGTTCTTCATAGCCTGATAATCTCCGTTCCGTGTCTTTGAACATAAACATCCATAGCGTGATTGTGGGCGTTGAAATCCTCTCTGCGCTCGTTCTGTTGGTAGTTGTTTGAAAGTCCAGTGAAGACACCATAGCCTCCGTCTATTCCGATTGTGTAGATTTTGGGTACTCTTCCACATAGAAAGGAAAAAGCAAAGCCTGACGAATTGTGTGTCGGGTGCTGAGGTAGTCCTTTGTTTGGGTCTATTGAGAATTGCACGAATACGGTGTTTGAGGTTGTTGGGGTTGAGCAGGTTCTTGTCAAGATATAACGAGCGTTGATTGGTGACTTGATGAACTTGGTCGGGTTATCGTATATGACTGGATCGTGTAAAGCTGCGATGTCGGCATACTTAGTCACATCAATAGCAGCGTTGATAGTCCAGATGTTGAACTCATCGGTTGGCTTCCATCGTTCCAAACTATGCCCAGTTCCTACAATCAACCAAGGCTTTTGGAAGAACCATTCCTCATTTGCGAGTTCGTCTACGCTTCGTAGGTTGTTCGTCATCTGCTATCTGTGCTGCTTCAATTTCTTTCTTTAGACCCTCGGCTCTGATGATAAGCGAGTAAAACGCTTCAACAAAACAAGAGGAGCAAGTCGGCATTGGTCTACCCATTTCTTGATGGTAAATCTGACGGATGCGAACTCCTTGCTCGGGAGTAACACGGAAAAACCCACTCTGCTTCCATTGGGCAAACAGAGGAGATAGGTCAAGGATGTAGTTTATTTCTTCTAAGGTCATAGGACAAAACTATATAGTGAGAATGAGGCTAACAAAAAGAGAAGCCATTTGAGGTCTTTCATAGGTATCGGTTTAAGGTTGTTGCTCCCCAAGCAGATAGTGCGGCAAATGCGATGCCAGACCATCCGTAGAGAGGTATAAAGAGAAGGATGCCAAGCCACCAAGCCATACAAAGTTCGCAGGTGAAAGGTTTGAGTTTAATCCTCCAGCCTATCTCCCCCACGAAGATGATTGCTAAGCAACTGACTCCGATTATTTCTAAGAGTGTATTCATCGTTGATTTGTTCTTTGATTCGTTTTACTACTGCGAGGATTTCTTGTCTGCTGATTCCGGTGATTCTTGAGATGGCTCTTGCTGACCTTGGTTTGATTCGCTCGTCTCCTTTTGACCAGAGTTCCCAGATTCGTGATTCATACCAATCACATCCTGCCAATACTGCTTCAATACATCTGAAATGTGTCTCATCGTATTCTTCCTCGTCTGCTTCTATTTCTATTGTGCTGGTGTCCTCCATTCCAATCGGCCTGAGGTAGTTCTTCTCAAATGAAGTCCTCTTGCCGTAGTATTGATTGAGGATAATGCGAGACACGAAACCTGCCCAGTATCCAGAGTGATATTTTTCAACCACCCATTCATCAGGCTTTTCACAGAGAATGAGGAAGAGTTCTTGGTAGAGGTCTGACGCAAGTTCTTTGCCGACCTTGACACAAAAACCCCTCACCCATTCCTGCTGCGATAGTTCAGTTATGATTTCGCTCTTTGTAATGTTTCAAAGTTTGTTTAATTTTTGTTTGAAATTTCCACAACTTATTAACTCGTGAAACTCCCATCCGTCTTTCTCGTACTTCTTTCGGTAGTATTTTATCTGGGCTTCGGTCACGCAGCAGATGTCAGATTGCATTGTACCTTTCCTCATTACGAGAAGCCAAGATTTCACGGGCGTGTATGTAGGTTTGTGTTTCAATGAAGTTGGATTTTGGGAGAGACATTAGGTCGTTGATTTGACGATATCCGTGAATGGCGGTTGAATGGTCTCTCAGCATAAATTGTCCAAGTTTCATCCAAGAAAATCCAGCTCTTCTCCCGATATAAAAGAACACCTGACGAGCAATGACATTGTGTCTCTCTCGGTTGGGTGAGCGCATCTCGGATACGGTAACACCTGAGGCGGTACTGACGGCTCTCGCTATCTCATCCAATGGGGCATTGTGGTCAACTGGGTTCTCTAAATCTTGAAGAATCATTTTGTACTCCTTGATGGATTGTCTTGCGTTGGCAAGGTTAGACCAGAGCGTTTGGCATTTCTTCAGCAAACGAGCGTTCTGGATTTTGAGTTCTGTGTTTTCAGTATATAAGTCTTTCATATTGTTCTATCGTTTGGAATATGGTGTGTACTACTTGAGGAACTATGGCGTTTCCGTATCCTTTGATTGATTCTCCTCGCCACTTTGAAAAGGTAATTCCGTCCAATTCGGTGGGAAGCCCATCATCTCCGCCACAAATCGGGGATTGAGTTGGGAACTGCTCCCAGTTATTAATTCTATTTCCGTTGGTGTCGGTAACATTGCCATCTTTACTGAGGTTGTTAAGTCCGTTTGTCGCTTCCTCCCGTTTTCGTCTTTCCAATAATTCCCCATCCAAATCCATCCTTCCTTCGGTTCGGAA